TCAGTCCTTTTAATTCCATATATTTTTTCAATTGCTTCTAATTTAAATTCGCACCAAGCTATTTGTTTGATATTTGGTAAAATATATGTTCTAAATGGAGATGGATTTCCCTTCATAATAGTTTTACCCTTTACGGATGACCCATATAATTTAGTACCTGCTTTATCTGCCTTTGGTGTAAGATTTTCCAACCATTTTAAATTATCAAAATCCGATTCCTTTAAATTTTTAAACATTATTGTTTTTAACCAACGAAAAAATTTATCAGGTTTTATTTCAGTAACTTTTAAGCAATAAACTTTTTTACGAAAAATACCCAACACAAAAATTAATACAGAATTTGAACCTCTAAATTGTTTGGCTTCACCATCAGCGTATTCATATGAAATAATTTTATAAAGTTTTCTTACTCTTATCCTTGATTTGGATGTGGCTATTTCTGATTGTATTAAAGGTTTATATAAAGCTGCGTATGGCATCTTATAATTTATTTAATTTAGGTATTTGCATCTTTGATGAATTTACCTTTGGAATATTAAATGGAACTAATTTTGGTTGTATCTTAACGTAGTGCTCCAACATTTGAGTAAATCTATCATTCATTTTATCTAATGTAAAATTATCCAATGTATTAGTTTTTAATCCTTCAGATTTATTACTATAAGTATCATAATTCTTATAAACATCGTATAACTTATTAGCTGCAGCTGAATAATTTGCTGTAAACCATTGTGCTTCTTTCATACAAAATTGGTCTGCTGCTGATTCATGTACTGGTGTTAAACTACCTTCTAATAATACTGCATTTTCTGCCGGTAAGAAATCCAATTGCCCACTCCAACCACTAGCTATAATTGGTTTACCTGTCAAAGTAAACTCAGCCATTGGTCTACCATATCCTTCTCCTTTAGTAAATGAAACCATTGCTTTAACTTTTGGATGATGATATAAATTACTCATATCAGTTTCTTCCATATCACCATGTATCAAATATACAGATGGGCACTTATCACCAAATGTTTTTAATACACCTTCTAATTTTTCTCTAGTTCCTTCTCTATCTATTACACTAAATCCAGCATGTGATGTTTTAACAATAAGACCAGGTCTTTTATCTTTTGGCATATATTGGAATACCGTAGCAAATGTTTTAATTGCCATACCAATATCTTTTCTATCTTGTCCCAAATCTCCCTTCAACCAATGTCCTACAATTAAGAAATTAAAATCTTCTTTTACATTCTCTAATACATCTTTACCACTTCCTTTGGAAAATATTTCAGTATCAACTCCTTCAAAAAGAACTTCAATTGGTTTTATTACTTTAATTTCACCAACTATTTGTCCACTTGCTTCATCTTTTTGTTGATATACAGTTCCACCAACATTTTGTTTTGTAAAATTAGATGGTACTATTATTAAATCCATATTATTACAGCCATCAATAAAATCCTTTGGACAAATTGTAGTTTCAACGCCGGCAGTTATACCAATATTATAACCACCCTTTGCACTAAACTCATTTGCTACTGATACCTGAATGAATACATCCGGCTTATCACTAACTTCGGTAATAACTCTTTCTAGCATCCATCTTCCAAAATCACTTTCACCATCAACATTATTTTGTGGAGTATTACCCCAACGTAGTGGTATAATTTTAATATCATACTTGTCCATTTTACGAAGTGACTTTAATAGGTCACGACTATGGTCCCCATATCCAGAACGAGTAAAACATGGGCTTTGAAATACTAATGTTGGTTTATTCATATTATAACTTATTTTATTTTAAAAACTTCAAATCTTTCTCTTGGTTTCCAATTTTCAAATGTTGATTCAATTCCATCAACTAATGTTTGGCACATATTTGTATGTGTTAATCCCATCTCTCCAATAAATGTTTCTCTACCTATCAATGCGTTTGCTTTACGAATATCTTTTGGTGTGTTGTACACTTTCTCAATTGCTTCCGCAACATCCTCTATATCAACTCTATCATCCCAAATATAAGGTGTAGGTACTGAACCCGCTAATGCTAATGCTCTACTCCAAACCGGCGTAACCCAAGGACCAGGTTTAGCTTTACCTTCCCACTTTCTCCACTCATGTAAAGAACCAATTTTAATATAATCTTCATGTGTTAATAACTTATCATCAACCTCAAATCCACATTGGTCTTGCAATCCACCAGTTACGTTTACAATGATTGGAGTTCCAGCCATTACTGATTCTGCAGTTGCTAATCCAAATCCTTCGTTGTTAGCAATGTTGATTGTTACATCTGCTATATTATAGATAAGATTTAATTCTTCTTGTGGTCTTCTCTTTTCTGAAAATATAATATTACATTCAGGTGCCATTACATCTATTACTGCAGGTAAATCAGTTCCATTCTCATCAACAGGTTGTGTATGCATTACTAAACAAACTTTCTCTGCTTTCTCTTTACCAATCTTATCACAAAACTTTTTAAATGCTACAATAACGTCTGCAGGTTGTTTTCTTCTGATATTACGATTACTCCAATATAGAACAAAATCGTATTCTTTACCACCTAAAATTTCTTTACGGAATTCGGCAGATACGTCTGTTGGCTTATACACATTTGTATTAATACCATGTGGTACATAACTTACTTGCCAATCTTTTTTAGGTTTCCAAGTTGGTTTTGTATCCAATGCTGATAGTCTTTTAATTATACCATATGTTTGCCTAGAGATACAACCAATCCAATCACAACTCTCATAGTAGTTACGATTATATAATGGGTCTGGTAAATCATCCCAAATTGCGTAGAATAATAAAGGAACATTTTGTCTAATTTCATGTTCTATATCATACAACCATGTCCAATAACGAGGGTCAGTAAAGTGTAAGATAGCATCAGGCTTTTCAGTATTTATTAATTGTCTAATCAAATCCGCGTTACCATAACCATTCCAAGGTAAAATCTTTACATTAGCATCAGCGACACCATATGATTTTTGAATATCTTCACTAACATCTAAAACCTTCCCAGCTTCAGGATGATTTATAGCTGCTCCCACCTGAAACCAATCGTATTTGTGTACTGTACCAAGTACTAATTCTTTTGACACAGTAGCGATACCACTTGCCATTCTTAAATCATCCGAAAGTAAAAGGATTTTCTTTTTTGCCATAACTTATTTTGTTTCTTAAAATTGTGAACCTGAAATTTGTAGTTTTAAGTATTCATTCATTTCTTCTCTAAATTCGATATCAGTTACATATCTCTCCACAGTTCTATTAACTAGCTTTTGAAGTGTAACATCGGATGTAAAAGAAACTTTTTTAAAACTTGAATATACATCTTTTAGTATTTTCACTGTTGTTAGTTTTGTGCTTTCTTCGTTCATTGTTATATATTTATATATATAAGTATAATGAAATAAAAAAAACATAAAATTTTATTTTGTAGCCTTTTTATCACATATTCCTCTATTCCCAAACTCACAATACTTGCAATTCTTTTTAGCTGCACCTGGCACTTTTGGATACTCCATATCTCTATGCTTTCCCTCATCATCAAATACTGCATTGATGAATCCCATAAACTCATCATATACTTTTGTAACTGATGGCGAACCATGAGCTGGAATGTGTTTTGATACATGTGGTACTGGAAATGCGGAGTCTTCCGGCAGCTTCCTACGAAGTATCTGATACTCCACTTTAATTTTGTTTAAAGGAATATTGAATAGTTCTGAATAATACTTTTTGTATAGGAGAATTTGAGAGTTCTTCATTTTATCAGCTTTTTGATACTGATTCCATCCCATAGTAGATGTCTTAAGGTCAATGATAATAATTTCATTAGATGCTAAATCTCTAATAGCAATATCTATGAATCCAATAAAATGTACGCCCTCTTTAATAGTGGCATTTAATGGAATCTCAATACCAACTAATTCAAATCCACTCTTTGAGTAAAATTTGTGCATATGCTTATCTAACCAAGCTAATATACGTCTACCATCACCATAAAATTCTTCTAATTGAATTTGAGTACAAGGAGTTCCTTCGCTCATTTTATCAGCTTCACTTTTGTAAGCTTCTCTCATTTTTTCTAATAAGAGTTTATCTTTATTAATTTCATCTGCTTGCTTTTTAGAAACACCATACATTACCGAAAGATAATGTTGGATAGTTTCGTGCATAGCAGTTCCAAAGATTGTATGAACATTAGATGAACTTTCACCTAATTTATCTATGTAGTTTAACTTATATTGATGCGGGCAGCTACTCCACATTGAGTACTGCGAAAATGATACTTTTGCCATTATGTTTATTTATGTAAAGATACGAAAATTATCCCAATAAACCAAATTAAACTTTGAGTTTTAATTTAGTAATTTGCTTTGGGTCAGTACCATAATTTTCTGCGATTTCCTTTATGTGCATTTTACCGCTTGTAGTTTCATAAAGGATTTTAAGATATTCTTCTGATTCGGTTTCTGATACCTCATAGAATTGTGCAACTAATTTTACAATCCAATCTTCATACTTTTCAGATGAAGCAGGTTTCATATACTTTAAGAATGCTCTTGTCTTTGGAATCAATCCTATCAAACATAAGTACATCGCTTTAGGCGGTGCCTCCTGAATGTAAGGTTGTATATCTGCAATTAGTTCTATCCACTCAGGTTTCATAGAAAGAAAACGGAGTATCATATAGTTACTCCATGTCTTTTTATCACTCTCATCAAGTGTGTCCCAATACTTTGGGTCCTTCTTATCACAAATTGCGTTTAGATGGTCAAATAATGTTTTAGCCATATTATGCTTCTTCTTCTACTTTTAAACCCGGAGGTAATAATTCATTTAATACTTCACCGCAATCTCCACAAAGGAATAACTCTACCGGTAATACTTCATCTTTTGGTTTTCCAGTTAATAACTTTGAAATCTTACGAAATCCAAACCCTTGTACGAAAATCTCGCCACCGCATTTTTTACATGCAATTGCTTCGGTTTTTTCTAAAGGTATTGGTTTTTCTTCTTGTCCTCCTATTGGTTGTCCACCTGCTCCTAAAATGTTTGCCATTATATAATATTTAAAATTTGAATTAATGTAGCTGCTGCGATAATTTCTTTATCAATTGCTACTGCTGATTTACTTACACCATCTCCTAATAAAAGAATGATGTTCGCTGTGTTCTCTCCACCATACTCATCTACCTTATCATATAGCATTGTATATAAATCGGTAAAGTCCGTAACTTTAGAATCAATAAGAGCCTGTCTTACTTTCATATACTTATTTCTCTTATCATCTTTTGAAGATAGGATATCAATAATTTTATTTCGGTAATCATTCTCTAATAGATTTTGTACATCTACTTTCAACTTACCTTTAATTGAATTCAATTGGCAAGTATTAATCACCTTACGAATATCAGGATAAGCTGCGTCAATAATTGGAACTAAATCCTTAACTTCAAATTCAATATCCTCATTCTTTAAGATTTTACTAATTTGCATAGCAACATCTTTTTTAGTTGGGGGTACAATTTGAAATGATTGACATCTACTTTGAATCGGGTCAATTACTTTCTCAACATAGTTACAAGTTAATATGAAACGGCAATGTGCTGAAAATGTTTCCATTAAGTTTCTTAAGATAGCTTGTGCGTTGTGAGTCATATAATCAAACTCATCTAATATGATAATCTTAAATGGCTTGAATCCCATAGAAGATGCAAAGTTAGTTACTTTATTTCTAACGGTATCAACATTGTTTTCCGAAGATGCGTTGATAATCATATAATCACATTCAATTGATTTTACAATTAACTTTGCTAATGTAGTTTTACCAGTTCCCGCTTTTCCGTACAAAAGTAAATGTGGAATTTCGCCTGTTTCTAAGTAACCTTCTACTTTTGATTTTAGATGTTCGTTACCTACATAATCAACAAGCTTCGTTGGGCGATACTTCTCTACCCATAAATTATTATTTACCTTTTCTTCCGTTTGTTCTATAAACATATTTTATTTTTTATTTTCCAGTTGAACCAAATCCACCATCACCTCTTTCAGTATCCGATAACTCAGCTACTTCATCAAACTCAATCGGAGGATATGGTATAATCATAATTTGTGCAATTCTATCACCTACTTTATATGCAAGTGAATCTAATCCATTTTCTTTTTTGAATGTAGCTTGTAGTTCACCTCTATACCCACTATCAATTACACCAACTGAATTTGATAATACTAATTCATATTTTCTAATTGATGAACGAGGAAATACTAATCCTACAAATCCGTTAGGAATTTCTATTGCTAAATCAGTACCATAACTTACATCAAATGTAGTATTGGATATAATTCTAGTTGCTACTAAATCCATTCCAGCATCCCCACCTTTTGCATATGATGGAATTACTGCATTTTGATTAAGCTTCTTTATTTGTACTTTCATTTTCTATATTTGTTTTTACTAATTCAGATTGTTGTGTTTGAAATTCTCTTAATTTTTTACCAGCATCAGTTAATTCTCTAGCAAATAATTTAAGCTTCTTACCACTATCTCTATTTGTAAAAGATATGTATGCATCTTTAGTATTTGATATTGTAAATGTTACTGTTGGTTCTTCATTTGTCATATCTTCGCTTGTCCATGCAAAAATTTGTGGTTCATCTTCATCAAATTGAAATACCCACTCGCATTGCTCTAATTTTTCAGATGGTGCCATTTTTACTTCACCAATTGGTTCTAATTTTTCTTCTTTTGTTTTTTTAGCCTTTGCCATAATTTTTGTTTTATTTTTATCTCCCTACTTCTGATAGGTATTTTGCTTTCATTTCTTCCCAACTAATTCCAATAGCATCTATGTAGAATAAGTGCTCTGGTTTAATTCTTCCTTCATCATGTAGTTTTGTATATCTACTGATTGCATGTTTCTTCCACCATTTGTTAATGTATTCAGTACCTTGTTTAAACTTATCTTTAAGTATTAATTTATCTTCGGTAATTTCATTTCTTAAAAACTCACTTCCATTCTCATACATCATAGCCATATAAACACCTCTTTTAAATCCGTGATGATATTGAGTTGCCTTAATACCACACTCTTTAAAAATTTGTCCTAATATCTTTTGTTTAATACCACTAACAGGTCCGTTAGCTTCATATCCCATATTAGCACCATTACGAGCTCTCTCATCCGATATATTATCTTTATACCATTGTGCTCTATTTTCCTTAATCCATTGATGCCAAGGGTCATAGAATTTATCATCCGGTTTTAAACTAATCTTACCAGCTGATTCACCTAATGTTTTAAATAAAGGAATACCATTATATTGTGAATGAATACCATACAAAGATGTTGTACCAACTGCAATCAAAACATTCTTATACTTCTCTTTCCAATATGCCCTAACCTCCGGCGTAGTTGTCATCATAGCGATTAACTTACCACCTAAAAAGTTATAACCTAATGGTTGAGTACATACAATAGTAGAAGCAATGGTAGTGTTATTTAACTTACCATCAACAAATTTATTATCCTTAGTCCAACCAATAAAGTTATCTCTAACTCCCATAGCGGTTACATCGGATGCTAATGAAATTTGTCCTAATAGTTTTCCACTTACTCTATCCTTTACATTAATCTTTACATTACGGCCAGGGTTTGCTGTAAAATCCATTGTATGAATCATACGTCTTACCGCTGCCCACTTAGTAGATTCCTTCGGGTCATCAATAATCTCAACGTAAGGTTCTAACGATTCAATTTCTTTTATCGTTAGCTCCTTATTGTTGA